CGTCGGGTGGTCCGCGCTTGTCCGTAATACTGATGAGCAGATGCTTAGTGTGGTTTCCAATGATTGGAATCCCGTCCAGAATCACGAGGCATTTGAATTCTTCCATGAATATTGCGCTGCTGGCGACGTGGAAATGCATACTGCTGGTTCACTGCGCAACGGCCAGATCGTATGGGTGCTCGCGAAGGTGAAAGAATCGTTCGAGCTGTTCAAGGGCGATACTGTCGATTCATACCTGCTGTTCACGAATCCGCATAAGTTTGGCCAATCGATCGACGTTCGCTTCACTCCAATCCGCGTTGTTTGCAATAATACGCTGACTCTTTCGCTGTCAAAGAACGAAGAACGCATGGTCAAGAAAAGCCACCGCACTGAATTTGATCCAGCACTGGTCAAAGAACAACTCGGCATCGCTACGGATAAGCTCGCCAAGTACAAAGAGATGGCTGAATTCCTGGGCAGCAAGCGCTATACCGGCGAATCGCTGACCGACTACTTTAACAAAATCTTCCCTGTTATCGCATATAATAAGGAAAAAGGTGCTCAGCGTAAGGAAATCTCCAAGTCTGCCTCTCGTGCATTGGAAGTGATCCATACACAACCTGGTGCTTCGTTTGCGGAAGGTAGCTGGTGGCAAGCATTCAATGCGGTGACGTACTTGACTGACCACGAAATCGGTCGCAGCGCAGACACTCGCTTGCAATCTGCATGGTTTGGTCCCAATAAAAACCTAAAGATCAAGGCGCTGGAAACAGCAGTCGAAATGGCTGAAATGGCCTAACTTGAGTTGATTTCATAGAAAACTTAACTATATAATGGGGTCAGGGTGCAATGCCTTGACCCCTTTTCTGTCTTTAATACTAGGATGCTAGACAGACGTCCGTAACAATTTAGGAGTATGTAATGATGTACAAAAATCAATTCGTCGTCGCCGTCAAAAGTAGCGGTCGTGTTCTTCGTGAAGTGGGCGACACCGTCTACCTTCCATTCGGATGTGAATATTCACTTCTGCTCAAAAACCTCAATATTGTCCGTGCTGATGTTCGTATCACTATCGATGGCGAAGATGTCCTTGGCGGACGCTCGCTTGTTGTTAGCCCAAACAGCAACCTGGAAATTGAGCGTTTTATCAAAGACGTCACACAAGGCAACAGATTCAAATTCATCGAACGTACTTCTTCTGTAGAACAACATCGTGGTGTTGGTGCAGGAGATGGACTGATTCGAATTGAATGGCAATTTGAGAAACCACGCCCTGTCTATCAGGTCCGTCCAGATCCTTTTGCCAATACGTGGGGTGGCTCTGGTGGAACACCTTGGATCGCAGCATCTGGATCTTCCTACAGCACAAATAACAGTACGCCGTTGTATCGCTCGCTTGTGGCTACGTCTGCTAGTGTATCACCACAATCAATGAATGTTAGTGCATCGGCAGCTTCAGCACATGATGGCGCGGCTTGCATGGACTGGAACGATAGCGTGATGGCCAAGTCTGTTAATGATGTCGGTATCACTGTTCCTGGATCGATGTCTCAGCAAAGATTCACAACAGTTGATTCTTTCCCTCTAGAAGACCAAAAACACGTTATTGTGTTGCAATTGAAGGGAGAGACTGGTGACGCTAAGGTATCCGCTCCTGTGACAGTCAAAGCTAAGCCAAAGTGCGTTACTTGTGGTAAGGTAAATAAGGCAACAGCAAAGTTTTGTTCCAATTGTGGGACGGCATTAGACATCGTGTAACGAAGGAATTAGATGGACATACAAGCGACACACCGACCATTGTTTGATTATGATGTGTCGCAGCTGAAGCTCCTATTGGATGAAATGGATCCAGCATTGTGGGATGCCAACCCGATGAGACAGAGAAGTTTCGTCCGCCAGCAGGAGACGAAGTCCATCATATTTGTTTGGACAGACATCGAGGATAATTTGTACGAGGGTGTGCAAATTATCCTCCCTGAATCGAGCAGTCCACTTGCACAGGAAGTATGGAAGATCGGCGAGCAAATTAGATTGCAGTATGGCGAAGGTTCGAAGATAACGAGGATGTTATTGGCTAATCTTCCTGCTGGAGGAAATATTGGTCTCCATGCAGATATTCGTAATCTATGTCTAATCCACAGAAACCATCTACCAATAATAACCAACGAATCGTGTATGTTTGAGATAGAGGGCGTGAGTTACAACTTTCCAGAAGGAAAGGCGTTGGAGATAAACAATCAAAAATTGCATAGCGTGGCAAACGGCGGCGCGTCGGATAGAATACATTTGATATGTGATATTTTGGAAGCAGATACGATACAGAACATTGACAACTACGTCGTTCACAATACCGCGTGGTGGAATAATGGATAACGTCAAGCTGGATGCTGATACCGGACGTGTGCTAAGCATTAAGCGTAGTCACGATGGAATGTCGGATGTAGATCAGATGGGGTATTATGGCAACATCTGGGTACGGTCGCATACTCTCGCGAAGGTTGGCGACACCAATGGGGGCGGGCATAAACATAATTTTGACCATGTAACCATGCTGGCTGTGGGATCTGTTCTCGTTGAAGTAGAGGGGCACGATCCTAAGGAATTCCACGGTCCTACATTTATTGTCATTGATAAAAACTACAGACATAAGTTTACAGCCTTGACGGATGGTGTTGTATACTATTGTGTGTTTGCTATGCGCGATTTGGATGGGGACGTGACTAACATATATGGGGACGTTAACTCGCCACTTGTCCCACACTTCGCCAACATAACAGACGAAGAGCGCGAAAAGATAAGGCAAGAAATAAAGTGACAATCAAGGGATCTGGTACGGGTCTGACAATGTCAGAGATCAATGCTGAATTCGGCAGGGGGACTAGCCTGAGTTCGTACAGAGGGGTTACGTGGTACACAGACTCAGGTTCGTCTGGGACGTTTCCCAACTCAAACCTAGGTATGGATCAGTTTTATTCTAAGAGAAGCACGATACCTACTTTATCAGTAGACTTTATGATCGTTGGCGGGGGTGGCGGTGGTGGAACAGGAACGCAAGATAACATCGGCGGCGGTGGTGGCGGTGGTGGCGGTGGTGGCTACTACGCCACGAGCCTCACCCTCCAAATAGGCCAAGGATCATATGGCGTTACGGTGGGCGGCGGAGGAGCTGGTGGGTATTATGGTGCCGCAGGTACCGCCTATGATGGTTATGGAAACCCATATACAGTAAACAGTTGGATAGCAGCACAGCAGGGTGGAACATCACAATTCTCCGGTCCTGGTATAAGCACATACACTGCATACGGTGGCATGCCTGGTGCAGCTCGTTGGTATTGGAACGGTTCAACACAAGTATCATATCCGAGCGCATACCGTGGTGGTGATGGTGGTAGCGTGGCTGGCATCAACAGCGGAAATGCTGGCGGCACGTATCATTCACCTGGTGGATCTAATGGATCGTCTGCTGGTGGCGGTGGCGGTGGCGTAGATGACGCCAATAACACCAATGGATATGGTGGCAATGGACCACAATGGATCGATGGCAAATACTTTGCTGGCGGTGGTGGTGCTGGCGGCGATTATTCTTATGGAGCTCCTGGCGGTGCTGGTGGTGGTGGCCATGGTGGTTCTGGGGTTGATAGTGTTACGGCCGGCGCTGATGGTTTTGGTGGCGGTGGCGGCGGTGGTAGTTCTACGGGCGGCGGATCGTGGGGTCCTGGCGCTAGGGGCGGTGCTGGGGCAGTTGCTATTCGTTATGCAGGATCTTCGTCAAGAATATCTACATCCATAACAGTATCGACGTATGTTACTGGTGGATATGTGTACCACTATTTCTACGGAAATGGAACATTCACGATTTCGTAGTGTTGACGTTAGTAGTGAACATACATATAATATAGAACATGATCCTAACAAAATCAAATAGACGCAATGGAATGGCTGCTCGCAAGGACGGCCTTAAAAGCATGTGGTGCGGCCGTTGCGATCGTGATGTTGTTGGTGATTATGGTAAGTGTGGAGCTTGTGGCTACTCCCGCAAAAAGGAAAAGAAGAAAATTCCTAGATTGGAGAAGCTCGAGGAATTGTTGTAATCCCTTCAAAGCGAAGGACTTCTGGACGCGGGTTCGAATCCCGCCACTTCCACCAAAAGCATACCTAAGAACATTGGATTAGGAC